CCAATTTAACAAAAGGATATGTAATTTGACTTATTGATTTCTCTGGTCTTTTATATGAAGGGGCATAAAATTTTATTTTCATTTCTTAGCACTTATTATATTCATCCATCCCTTAGTATTAAAATTTCCTTTAGTATGTTTGAAATTACTTTTTATTATTTTTTCTATTTCTTTTAATTTAATATTATTTTCATCCTTTAAAAAATTCTTATGCCATTCAAAAATAATAGCATCTATTTGATCCCAATTTTTTATTGCTTTAATGACTTCATATTCTGCTCCTTCAATATCTATTTTTAATTTATTTGCTTTTGTTTTTTCTAATACATGATTTATATTCTCTGCTTTAACAGAAACTTTTTTTCTGCCTTTAAATTCTAAAATAGAATGTCCATCTTTTCTTTCTCCCATACCAACAAAAAAATCAATTTCATTTTTATTTAATCCCACTATTGCAGAATTAAATAAAAGACAATTTTTAATCTTATTTAATTTTATATTTTTTTTCGCTATTTTATAATTTTCTAATTCTGGCTCATAACCATAACAAGCAAGAGCCTTATATCCCCAAAAAACACAAAACGCACCAATATTTAATCCTAAATCTAAAACTACATCAGTTTTATTTATATCTAATGCTTTTTGATATGTAGATGGATTTATAACTTCTTTTATAACCCAATCATCACTTTTATTGTTTCTAATATAAAATTCATTAAAACCATATTTTTTTTTAATTAACTCCATTCTTCTCGCAACTTACTAATAGCATCAACACCATTTAAAACTCTGCCTATTCCCTTGCTCCATTCTTTTCCATTTGCCCTTCTACCTGTTTCTGTTTTTAAACCAAATAAAGTTTTTGCTTGAATCCAATCAATATCTTTTTCAAATTTTAAAACAATATAATTGCTTTCGCTATCTAATTCAGTTGCAAATATATTTTCTGTGTCTATGTTATTAGGATTTTGCATTTCTCTAATATCATCATCAGAAATAATATTTAATCCCCAATCTTCTAATTTTTTTAAATCCCATTGGTTAGCTAAAATATCCCAATCCCATTCTCCAAAACCAACATTGTCTTTTATTATAAATTCCTTTTTTTGATCCTCAGTTAAATCATCAGCTTGTATAGCATAAATTTCTTTTAATCCTGCATCAATACTTGCTTTATATCTCATATTTCCCCCTAAGATTATATTGTTTTCATCTACAACAATTGGTCTAAGTTTTAACATTTCTGGAAATTCTTTTATTGACTTGACTAATTTTTTAAATTTTCTATCCTTTATTAATCTTGGATTTTCAGGATTTGTTTTTATTCTATGTATTTTTATTTTTACAGGTTTCATATTATTATAACGAATTTTGGCAATCATTTAACTTAGCTTGTAATAATTTACATTTATTTTCTAAATAATGAACTCTATCAATCTGATCCAAATTTAATTTACTTCTAAATGTAAAAAGTTTTTCTATTTCATTTAATTTCTTATTTGTCTTTTTATACATTTTATAATTCTTAACTGAGTGAATGCAAGTAGCATGAGTCATTGTTTTATTATTTTCTGCAAAAAATTTAGCAATTAAAGTCCACCTCATATTTAATTTTTCTCTTAATAAATAACAAAGTAATGATCTAAATTCTATTTGATTTTTTCTTCTATTATTTTCAAAAATATTAACTCCAGATTCTTTAATAATTCTTTGAGCAATTTGTGTAGGTTTTAAATTCTTCATGTTCTTAACTTTAATAGATTATAGCATTCAATATATTTTAGTTTAGCTTTTCCTCTATATTCTTCTATAAATAATTCATATAATTTTTTTGTATATTGATATTTAGTCGTGCAATCTACAAAATATTTTTCAGCAAACTTTTTGCCTTTGCCTTTGAAATAATTAACATTGTCTGCTGTGTCTCCAACAATCATCTGCTCATAAAAATTATAAAGAGCATCTGATTCACTAATATCTAAAATGACTTTATGCTTATAATGATAATTGTAAAGTAAACATGGAAACTGCTTATAATCCTTATCAATACTAACAATCATCACTTCATCCCTACCAAATTCATTTGACAATCTTTTCCAATACTTTGCAACCAGATCATCTGTTTCTATTCCATAACCATACTTGCTATCATAATTATCTTTTACATATTGATGCATAGGGTGTAATAAAGGTGGAAGGATTTGTTTCTTTCTATTTGCTTTATAATCAGGAGTTAGCTGTTTTCTAAAATTTCCTTTTGATCCATTAAAGGTAACAATAGATTCAATGGTATATAACTCCTCCAAATCATTTACAATCTTCATATATTGCTCATTAAATTTGTTTATACTATCCTCAATATTAGTATAAAAATTATCTGGATATAAATGATAATTAGTATCATTCTTTGACCTATAGCAACTAGCAAAGATCAAGCTGTCTGCATCTATTAATAAAATCATTTCTTAGTTATTATAATAAATATGATGGTTATTATCAAGCCAACTAAACTCCATCCAAGCATCTTATTATTAGTTTCTCTTTGTTTTGGAGGTCTGCCTTGAGCACTTCTATATTGTCTTTCTTTTTTTATTTTCAAATCTTTTAATTTACTTTTTTTTTTTTCAAATCCAATTTCATAAAAATAATTGTTATTCAGATATGTTAGGTAATTCTCTTTTTTCATAAACTGAGTATCCATGTTCTTGTAAAAATTTGATAGCTTCTTCTATCTTTTTTTTGTTAATTCTATAATGATTAAATATTTGATTCTCAAAAGCATTGTGATCGTGTTTCATCTTTTATATTTTTTTAATTCTTTTAATTCATCTAAAATGTTTCCTAAATAATAGTCTTGCATTTTTTGATTTTCTTTAACTACTTGACTTATAATAAAAGGAAGATCTTTAAAAAATTCATCAACATTAATGACCAGATGTTTCTCATTTCCACTTTCCCAATCTCCATGATCAATATGTAATTCTCCATCTCCAACCCAAACATTGTTTGAATGATGCAGATAATGATTTTTTTTTGCACTTTCTAATCTTTCTTCTAAATTTTTAATTCTTTCTTTTTGTGTCATAATTTTCTGGGGATTCTAATTCGTTTAATATCAAAGCTATCTATAAGAGTTAGCACATCTTTGCTTCCTGATCTATTATATAATTTGTAAAGTGGAAAATCTTTCACAAATCTTTTCTCTACTTTTTCTTTTAATAAATCAACTATATCTTCTCGCCATACAAACAGCCATTGTGATTCTTGTTTGAAAGCGATATAATGTGCTTTACCAAATGCCCACCCATGAAAGCCATATGGATTTTTAATTTCTATCCACAAATAGCGATCATTTTTAGGTTGACCTCTTTTTAAACTTTTTCTGTCTTTTATATCTGTAGTTATATGAGTTTCTACAGCTTTAGTAATGAAGGAAATTTTGCCATCAATGTGATCATATTTATTCTCATTGAGGGTAACAGATTCAAATTCTAGATCTTTTAAATCTTGTTGTTCAATAGGATTATATCGTTTGATTAATTCCTCTGATAATTTTCTATTATATTCATTCACTTAACAAACATAATAAAAAAAAAGATATAAACAAAAAGTTTATAAACCTTCCTTATAAATATTATTTAAATCTGTAATCCATCTTTTGATTTCTCTAGGATTGCAGGTGCAGGGTTTGTAAAAACTATGCTTCTTATATCTTGCGTGCAAGTCGCATACCAAATCAAACTCCCTGCCTGATATGGTAGACCTAGTGGAATCTCTAAACTTTGACCATTTTTCATAATCTTCTTTATTAAATTTTACTTCCATCTTTTTATCTTAATTTGATTTAACGCTTTTTTTCTATCCTCACATCCACATTCTTCCATGTTAAAATATTTTTTAGCAACCCATTTTGCAATTCTTTTTCCCTGTCCTAAAGTAATAATTTTTATAATTAACTCTAAAAAATTTCCTAATTTGATTCTATAATAATCATTTTTCATTTTATTGATTTTAATATTTCTTCACAAAGTTCTTGTGGTATTTTACTTCTATTATAATTTCCTTTAATCCCCTGAGTTCCTGTTGAGCTTCCTCTAGGTGCAGCTTCATGATGACAATTTTTATTTCCATTAAAACATTCTGATCTTGGATTCCATCCATTTGGATTAAATATACTT